CTATCCACAAGCTGAAATTGGAGGACTAAATGGACGAACTAACACAAGCGATGCGGGCGCTAGAAGCTGCCGTCGAGGCGAGCAAGGCTGCGAACAGCAAGTTCGAGGCCAAACTGACTTTCGCTAGGCGGTGCGAAATTCTTGCATTACACCGCATGGGTTGCACGCGCGAGGCATTGGCCGAACTGTACGGGGTGGATAGGAGAACAATCACCCATATTCACAACCCAAAATCACCACGGTACAAGAACGTGCGCGAGGAAGAGTTACGCCTAGGTAAGGAGAATTTTCTAAAGGAGTACTTGGACACAGACATGTTGAATGCCGCCGCGTCCAAGGTAACTTCCAAAATAGGGGTCAAGGAGGAAAACAACAAGAAATCCAACCGAATGGCCGGTGTCCACACCATGCGCAATGAGTTCTGCGACTATGATCACCGCGTCATAATCAAATGGTTGGACGCGGACCCCAACCTGAATGCTGCTGTTTCGGGTTGGTACTACCAAGATTTGGACAGCGAATGGCCAACTGACTGGTTCCACGGCGATGCTGAATCCCTCAGAACCAGCCAAAACTGTTTCAACCACGCCAAGATGGACATCAGTGATAAGCTATAGTTGACAGGCCGGGGGTGATGTGCTAAAATACCACAGGGAGATCAACCATGGATAGAATCAACGGAATACCAACAGACGGTACAATCGCGTACAAAGAGGGCTGGTTCGCAGGGGACTGCCCTTATTTGGATCAAGACCCTGAATTCGGCAGGTGGAACGACGAATGGGACGCCGCCGCCGATTACAACGAAGAACACCCAAAGCCCAGAGTAGGGTCGGTGGTGACGAATCGATATCGTGCCCTGTATTCGGAGTCGGGGCACGCAACCCACTGCGGGGATGCACTTGCCCTCCTCCTCAATTCGGTGTGCGTCAACAAGGCGGGCACGAACCTCGAGATATTCGAGGCGATCTGCGCGGCGAACGGAGTCGACCTGTCCAAATACAACCGCACGAATAAGGGTTGGCAGGGTCGGCTACGAATGACGGGACGGAACTTACTCGCCAAGCGCGTCTTGGCTAACAACGGCAAGTTGATTATGCCGGAAGGGATGGGTGACGACTACCAATTAGACTACGACTGGATTACCACCACCGCAAACAAATACAAACCGAAAACGGAGCATGCATGACAGACGAAGATGTAACTCAATACGTAGATTCCCTCATGGTTATCATGAAGGATCAGGGTGCCGAACAAGTGTCTGTAGATTCGCTGGACGCCATATTTCGGCCATACATGCATTGGATCAACGATGCGCAATCCAGTAAGGTCCACCCCGACTTGGCCCGTAACACGCTGGTGAATTTGATCAGCTTGATGATCATGGAAATGGCCAGCCGAATGTCGGGCAGAGAAGATGACGGCAGCAAAGCACCCATCGAAGTGTGGCTCGGTGAGTTCATGGTTTCAATGCGCGACGAGTTGATCCACGACTTGGAACTAAACCGTGAGAATATCCGATCCCACTAGGCCCTACGCGGGCGCGGGGTGCCTGCCCACGCTGGGGCAGGTACGCCTGACCCCGGCGTACGGTACCGGTGCGGCCAGCGCCGCAGCCGGTCCTTAACGACCTGCCAGCTACACCCACACGGCGTACCGTACGCCGCCACACAGGAGAGAACCATGGTAAGAAGAAAATCAATATCAAGCGTCAGTGGTATAAACACAAACAAAGAAGATAGAGATGCTATTATAACTTTGTTGCTAAAGAGACACTGTTCATTTGAAGAAGCAGCCGACTATCTGTTGAGCGCGATACTCGAACAAACTAAGGACGACATACTGGGCGAGTTAGCCCAGTGGGAGGCAAGTAAAAAGAGAACACCCTGAACGTTTGTTAAAACATTGACGGGCGCTGCGGCCTGTGGTATACTCCTCGCTGCACTAAATCCCCCTGTGCACAAGCCGCGACTAGGGTAAAGGCTGGCCAGCCTCCTTGTCGCGGCTCCTTGGGGGACAATGGGGATAGCATGGAACAAATCAAGGGCGGCTTCGCGTTCAACAACGCGGACGAACTGCTCATCAATCAACAACGATCTATTACTGCCCAGATAAACAATAACTTCATCCAAGTCGGCGCGACCTTCTTGCAGATGTCAGGCAAGAATCCGTTCGCAACCGACTGGTATAAGCGAAAATTCAGAGACACGAACCTGCAGGATTGGATAGACAATTCCAATATGCGCGTGCTGAATTTGGGCTTCAACCTCCAATTCGGTTGGTTGGACGTCGACATCGATGCTGAAGACCCCGCCTACAATCGGTGCATGGTTAGCGCGTTCAAGTTCCTAGGCATCGACACTAGGTTCGCATTTGGGCGTTTGTCGCGCGGTGTTCCGAGCCACATGATGGTCCAACTCAACGAGACAGACCTGAACAACTATGACCAAATGAAGGAGTTTGAACCCAATGAATTCAAGCTGGGTGGGAAGCGGTACAAGTGCGAATTACGCTCGATGGGGCCTTTGGCATCCGACTCACCTAACACCATCAAAGAATCACGACAGACCGTTATGCCCGGTTCCATCTACATCCATAAGTCCAAGCAGGGCGAACACGACGTGTCGGTTTGGTATACCGCGGAAGGCAAAGTTGCCCTCACGGTGGGCGAAATCGCAGCGACCACCTCCCGCAAAACTAGCTTCGAATCCCTTATCACGGGCATTGCTTTTGGAACGTTTTTATACATTATCCAACCGCACTGGATCGAAGGTGGGCGACAACAACTGGCTACTAAGGTCGCTGGCTGGCTTGCGCGCCTCGTCCGAGAATCTCAAGGAATAAACAACAACGAGGGGATAAGCAACGGGACGTTCTGCCCGATTGGGTCGCCAGAAACAGCCGAATCCATGCTAGATTTCGTGTGCGGCGAGCTAGGCGACAAAGAACCTTTCATGAGAAAGCGAGTGTTCCGTGACGCCATCAAGAAGCTCGAGAATAATCCAGATGCTAAGATCCCCGGATGGCCAGCTTTGGAAGGAGACATTGGAACCGAATCCATCATGGCCCTGCGAACAGTGTTTATGCCAGGGGTTGACGTGTCTCCACTTACCCAAATGGCGGATCGTTACATATACGACGAAACCGACGACCATTACATCGACAGGGAGCGATTCTACACAACCTCCGGGTTCGTCCACGACGGGGCCGCTTTAGATCGACGACACCGAAATGACCTGATGGAAGTTGCGGGCAAGATGAAGCCTGTGTTCAGGCTGTTTGAGACTAGCCCACTTCGACGCCGCGTCGGCGGCAGGGACTTATTCCCCGATTTCAGCCCCGGCTCTATATTTCGCTTAAGTCGATCTGGTGACGTCATTTCGGACGACGAGGATAACGCCCCCGGCACGCTAACTATGTTCAACACGTGGCGCGGCTGGCCAATTCTCCCGGCCAAGAACATTGATCCAGTTCTTATAGCGAAATGCCACTCGATGATGGAGCGGCTATTCGGCTACCTGTCCCAAGACAACACGACCCAAATAGAGTGGTTGAAGCAATGGATAGCATGGACTGTACAACATCCGGGGCAAAAGCAGCAGGTTTCTCCAGTATTTGTGGGTGGGCAGGGTGTCGGCAAGTCCTTTTTTGGAAATATTTTCCTAGAGCAACTGTTTCAGAACCAGTGGGGTTCCGCGTCACCAAAGATATTGGAAGGCACGTTCTCTGTCGAGCCTTTCATCAACAAGATGATTGTGTTTATCGACGAGGCCAAATTCCACAGCGAAGCGGCGACAGACGAAATCAAGAAGTTGATCCGGTCGGACAGGATGGGTGGTGCGGAGAAGTTCCAGTCTGCGCGGACTTATCGTATTTTTGCACGGGTTGTGTTTGCCAGTAACCGATGGGACATGAACATAGGCCAAGCGAACACGCAGGATCGTGCATTATTCTACATGAAGACCTACGACAAAGACTACAAGAAGATGACGGAAAATGAATTTAGATCATGGACAGTTACTCTCAAGCCATTCTTTGATGAGTTCAACAGCTTTATCCGTCGTATGGATGTCAAGGAGCACTTCATGCACATCTTCGACACTATGGAAGTTAGTCGCCACAATATCGAGAACGTCACCCACTCAAGCGGAGCAGATAGCCAGATCGTTGAATCCAATATGGCCTATCCTCGCAGGGTTGCAAAACACATCGTGGAGGAAGGACGCATTTGGGAAGATCTCGATATAAGCGCACCGTTCACCATGGTGGAATTCAATAAGCGGGTGGCTGATATCTGCGATTCGGCCCGCATTCGCTATGTCCAGCCCCGCCACGTATTCGATGAGTTCGTCAGCGCTGGCGTCATCGAAAAGTGGGCTAAGGACGGGGCCAAATTCTACAGGTTCAAGTACAAGATTGGCACCCTAACCGAAATGATGAGCCTAGCAATAGGCGTACCGCTGGAATCCAGGTTCTCCTTTGATGAGAGTGATTTTGGCATCAACGAATCCGAATTACTAGGAGCAAAGCAATGGCGCGGCAGCATAAACAGCCGTTTCCGTATGTGATATATTCAAGCTAGGTTGACAGCCAGCCGTCGCTGTGGTAGGATCAGTCATCGGGATCAACCCGCTAACCAAGAGGTGACTAATGACTGACGAAGTGCAGACGACCGAGGAAGTGAAAAAGACGAAGTCGATCGTGCCGTCCAAGTACAGTGGCCGGTACAAGAACGGCGGCGAAGATCCGCTTGCCAAGTTCATCAAGGAACAGTGCGTCGTTGAGGGTAACTTCAGCTTCGACAAGTTCTTTGAACTGACCGCCAGCAATGGCGTTCCGCAGGAGAAGGTCGACCACTACAAGGCACAGGTTGGCGAGAAGCGCCACGGTGCCGAAGGACGTGCACGAATGACGCTCCGCAACATGCTGGCGACCATCGTGCGCAAAAACGGCAAGGCCACCGGCCTCGACGGAAGTGAAGTTGCCATCGACCTGCCGAAGCCAGCCCTTACGGGTGCGGCTAAGGCGGCTCAGGAAGCGACCTCCACAGGTAGTCAAGCTGAACCTGCCGCTGCCTAATGGTTAAACGCCCGGAAGGTGTCCCCTAACGGGTTTGAGTTTAATCATTCAGGTGTGAACGCCCTGCCGAGATCCCTCTTGGTGGGGCGTTCACGTATTTGAAAGGGGGATTGACAGCGCCCGCGCGGCGTGGTACGATCTTGGTACGGGAGCAATAACGCCCCGGCACAACGAGGTAATGATGAAACAATCTACCGAGCTAAACTTGCGTACTGCCTGCAATCTCCTCACCCAATTCGCTGGGGATGTAAGGGACGAGACAACAGACGCAGTCGAAAGTGGCGACCATATCGAAATAATCCGCCACTATGATAAGCTCCGCCAGTTGACGGCGCTAATCAAGGAATCCCGCGAGGCCCTCGCCCAAATCGAGGAAAAGCTCTCAAGGGAACAGGTGCCGGAGGTTCTCCGCGCGCACCAAATCAAGACCATCACCGTGGAAGGCGTCGGCAGGGTGTCCCTTGGGACTCGCTGGTCGGCAAGTATGCCCGACAAGGCGGCTGGTTTTGAGTGGCTCCGCAAGAACGAGCACGGCGGGGTGATCCAAGAGACAGTGAACGCTCAGACCCTTGGTGCGCTGGCCAAGGAACTGAACGAAGAAGGTACGGAACTACCAGCGCCAACGTTCACAACGAACATAATGACGTATACCTCGATCACAAAGGTGAAGTAATGAACGACGTGACAACGACTAACAGCGGCATCCCCGCACACTTGGCACACTACGCCAAGTCCAAGATCGGTAACGTGGACAGTTCTGATCGTATCATCCCGCGGATCAAGTTGATGCAGGCCATTTCGCCTGAGTTGACTGATTTTGATGAGGCCAAAGCGGGTCAATTCTGGCACACCATCGCGCAGCAGAACTTGGGACCCACCATCCGAGCAGTTCCCATCGTCATCCGCAAGTCGTTTGTCCTATGGGCACCGCGCAATGATGATCGGGGTATTCTGGCCCGCGCGATGGACGGAGTACATTGGGACCCCGCCAACGCGGAGTTCACCGTGAAGCCGAAAGGATCAGCCACTCCGGTTACGTACAAGACGGCCAACACCGTAGCCGAAAGCAGGCTGGACCAATTCGGCACCAGCATTCCGGGTGACCCAAATTCGGCCCCGGCGGCGAGCCTCACGTACAACATGTTGTGGCACCTGATCGACTACCCTGAGTTGTCGCCATCTGTGGTGATCAATACACGGTCCAGCGTCAAGCCGATGCAGCAGTTGCTGTCGCGGATCGACTCCAAGCCGGTGCCTCACTTCTGTCAAGTCTACGACATCAGTTCGGTGCAGCAGAAGGGGGCCGAAGGACCCTACTTCAATTTCGCCTACACCGGAGCGGGGTTCACCACGGCGGAGCAAGCCAAAATCACCGAAGACATGTACGAGCAGTTCAGCAAGGGTGGTTGGGTTGCGAACGACGAGGCAGATGAGGAACAGGTCACCAACGCCAATCCTCGCGCCGTCGACGAACAGATGGCATCATCGGGTAAGTTCTAATCCCGGTCATCCTTGACGGGACAACTGCGGGGGAGGGCGAAAATGCCTCCCCTGCTTCTTTGGAGAATTGTATGAACATCCACGAAGAGCGCCGCAAGCGATTTGAAGAAGGCAAGAAGCGATGGGACGAGTTGACTAAAGACTGGTCAGACGAGGACCGGAAATGGGCCGCAGAATTTTGGATGAACGCAGGACAAGCTTGGGGATAGTATGACACCAGAATTATCCGAAGCGTTAACCGGGCTGGTAACAACTGTAACTTGGCTGATAGTAATAATATTCGCGCTGTGGGTGTCATTTGGGAAATAACATGAAGCAATGTATTAATCCGGAACTCGCGCTCGACTTGGTGCGGTGCCATTACAAACCTATAGCTTTCGATACCGAAACAACAGGATTGACTGTTCATGATAAGATCTGCGGTTACGTCATTACCAATGAAGAGTATTCGATATATGTCCCGGTTCGCCACGAAGGAGGTGGCAATATTCCAAATGCGGAAGACTTCGAGCGCGCTCTCGCTGGTGCTTTTAGAGATCGCAGCCGTCTTCTATTTCGGACTGTTGGTCATAATCTTGGCTTCGATTTACGTATTTGTTTACGGCATGGTATAGAATTACTGGGTCCGCTGGAAGATACGATGATCAACGAGGCGATCATCAGTGACATTACCCAAGGATACAGCCTCGACGAATCATGCCTGCGGCGCAAGGTGACGCCAAAGAAGGGGGACGAACTCTATGCCGAACTCGCTCGCCGATTTGGAGGCCTTCCTGACCGTAAGCAAATGGGAAAGTTCTGGAGACTCGAAGGAGACCACCCCCTCATCGTCGATTATGCCACAGGTGACGGTATCTCCACTCTTGAGTTATGGGCCAAGCAACAGCCCATCTTGGACGCTGACGATCTTCGCAAACCATGGCAACTCGAATGCGATCTTCTCCCTTACGTTGCACGGATTCACGCCCGAGGACTTAAAATCGACAGCGAATACGCAGGAAGAGTAGGAGGCGAAATTGAAGAAGCCATCGCAGAAAAAAGCAAAGTCTTTGTCCCCGGCTTCAACGTCCGGTCGCCAAAAACCGTTGAGGCTCTCTATCGCTCAAATGGCTTCACAGATACCGAGTTTTCCCGTACCGCTGGAGGGGCGTTCTCCTTCACAGAAAAGTGGCTCGAAACCAACGAAATCGGAGGAGCCATCCTTGCAGTTAGACGGCTCGAAAAGGCACGGGACAGCTTTATCGCACCCCTTATTGACACACACAATGTCAATGGACGAGTCCACCCCGTTCTTAACCAATCCAAGTCCGACGACTATGGAGTTGCCGGTGTCAGATTCTCGTGTAGTGAACCTAACTTACAAGCTTTCCCTAAACGGAACATCGACGTTGGACGCGTTGTTAGACGACTGGTGGTCCCAGATGAGGGCTTCGTTATTGAAGAGGCTGACGCAAAACAGCAAGAACCAAGGCTTTTCACTCACTATTCAGGAGACCCAGCTTTGGTCGATGGATACCGAAGCGGAACTATGGATATCCACGATAGAGCGTCCGAAGTCCTCGGACTAGACCGCGACACCGCAAAGCGGCTGGGGATGGGGATGCTCACCATGATGTCCCCGCCGACGCTCGCGGGGCACATGAGGTGGCCAATCGAGCGAGCGCGTGACGCGCACCGCGCGTTCCTCACCGACGCTTTTCCCCACATCAAGACCTTTCAGGACACGGCAGTTCATGTATTCAAGCGGCGCGGCTATGTTAAAACACTACTTGGACGGCGAGCCTATCTCGATGAGCCAAAATTCGCTTACCGCGCAGTCTCCCGAATCATACAAAACGGGGGAGGAGAACACCTCAAAATGTGCCTCCTTCGAGCCTGTCAGTACGAAGATGCCTATCCCGACCAAGTCCAGATACTACTTACGATTCACGACAGCTTACTCTGGCAACGTAGGCCAGATCACGACGTTCGTGATTTAATTCGGAGTATCGAGCATGTGGCAGAACTTCTCGAGCTTGCAGTCCCTATTCCTTTCGGTTTGGGGTCCGGCAAGGATTGGGCAATGGCCAGTTACGGAGACAAACTTGACAAATACGAAGAATAATGAATCAATACCGCAGGCTGAAGCTGATAGGCTCCTTGACAGAATCAAGGAAATTATGGCCGAAACGGGGGAGCCATTCGGTCCGTGTGTTAACATCTACATCAAAGAAACCTATGGCAAGCCCATTGAAAATAACTAGCCTAGTTTTCGGCGGATCGGCGCTGTTCGCGTTGATGCTTTCCTTCGCGGCACGAAATGACGTGCCTCAAATTGTAGCTGCAGCCGAAATTGATCAGTTCGACGATAACTGGCGCGATTCCGTAAGGGTGGTCGCGTTGAAGTCAGCTTCCTTGATGGACACCGAACCGAAGTCGATCAAAACCGAAATAGTATCCCCTTCGATACCGCCCATTGTTATGGTCGAAGAGGAAAAACCCAAACGTCGCCACCACGTAGAACGCGATATATGCCAACGTCACGGATTGCGTAAGGTGATCCGTGGTAAAAGATGGAGATGTAAATGAATGATGAATTTCGTCTTAAAGTCGATAACGCATACCTTGTCCAACGCATCGAGCGGCTGGAAGCGGCGCTGCGGGAGATCGAAGACAAAACAGGCATCGCTGCCGCTATCGCCCGCGCCGCCCTCGCCCAGAGTTCACCGCCCGCGCATCAGGAGAACGACGACGTGTACCCCGGCTTTCGCGGCAACAACGAGGCTTAATGCATGATCTTTTACATCGCCGGACTTCTGACCCCAGTCGTCATCGCAGTCGTACTATACATTTGTTTTGGTGATGATGCACCGCCCAAGGCAGGCACATGACCAAATCCGAATATCACAAACGCTACTACATCGAGACCAACGTGGATGACCTGCTTCTCAAAGCCCTTAATCGTGTCAAGGAACTAACCCTTCTAAAGGAGATCAACAGCATAGACGCCAAACTGCGAGTTCTAACCGCCTGCTCCAAGCTGTATTCACCGCAGAACGCTGCCGACGAGGAGCTTTCTGCGGTGCATTCCGCACCATCCTCTGATCAGGAGAATTAACTATGAAGAAGCTACTGTTTGCGACCACTGCCTTAATTGCATTATCGGCCGCACCGGCCAAGGCTGATTTCTACGCCACCAGCTACACCGTCCTCGGCGCGCAGAACGTCACACTACTGACGCCGAAATTCGAGAACGTACAGGCGGGTGAGATCCGCCTCCAGGGACCGAGCGGCTCGGTCGATGTCTGGTGCCTCGACGTGTTCGACGGCATTAACCTTCCCTACGACTACACCGTCCAGACCTTCAATGCCGGCGACAGCCGCCCCGGCATCGCGCCGTTAAACTCCGGTCAGGTTCGCCAGATCGCGGCGCTTATGTTCATCGGTGACCACGTAGCTGGCATCGACAAGGCCGGAATCCAGCTCGCTATCTGGAAGGCGGAATATGGCGCAGCGTTCTCGTCCCTCGCCAGCGGATCTCTGCTGGCCGACGAAAATCTGTACTTCTCGCAGACCTCGTTCGGCGGTCTTTACGACCGTGCTGACCTGACGCTGACCGTCTACACCGACGCCCCGATCAATCCGTCGCAGGCGTTCGGCACTGCTACCGTTGCGGCGGTTCCGGAGCCTGCGACGTGGGCTATGATGATCCTTGGGTTCTTGGGCGTTGGTGGTCTGGCCATGCGCAAGAAGGGTCAGCTGCGGCTTGCCTGATTGGCTACCAACGATGGCGGCGGCGTGCTTGTGCGCCGCCGCTGTCGGCTGGATAATAGCTTATATTTTGGATAGCCGAAACGATACTTGACAGCCGATCAGGAGCGTGCTAAAATGCCATATCGACCGGGAGACCCCGTCTACTATTTCGAGGCTAAGATTGAAGTGACGACAGCCAAAGCATACCTAGTTATCCCAACGATGGGCAGCGCCAAGGAAGCTTGGTGTCCCAAGTCGCAGATTGTGTCGATGAGCGAACCGGACGAGAATGGCAACCGAATGTTCGAAGTAACATCGTGGTGGTGGGAAAAATCTGGAATTAAAGAATGAAAGAGGCTGACGTCAAGCGAAACATGGTCAAGTCGATGCAGGAAGGCGGGGGTTACGCGCGCCGCATCGAAGACCAGTATTCGGTGGGCACCTACGATATGATCCTTATCCTCCCCCGGCTGCCAGTGTTTATGGCCGAAGTGAAGGTGATCCGCGACAACGTGTTTGGCCCAACACCAAGGCAGTTGATAGAACTGCAACGCATCAAATTAGCCGCCGAAGATGGTGGCCACGCAATCCCCGTTGTTATTGGGTTCAAGGACGGGGTGTATTACTTTCACAAACCCAAAATGACTATCGACCGCAGGGATTGCTTTTCGGTAACGACGAGCGACGTCCCGTTCTACAAGCAACTATCCCTATATTATTACGCACAGAAGGACGCAACATGAATCCGAAGTTACGCGACACCCCGTTGGAAATCGCCGAAGGCACCTTGCTCGACGCTGGCGATGCTATTCGTGCCCGCCTCAAGGAACACGGCCACACCGAGCGTTCATTCAAAATGGTAGGCGAACTGTGGAGCGTGTACATTTCGCACGCTTACACCAGCCGCGACCAGTTGCACTTGCAGCCCCACGACATAGCCCAAATGATGACCCTCACCAAAATCGCGCGGGCTGTCTATGGCTATTCGATGGACAACTTCATTGATGGGGCCGGTTACACTGCCCTCGCGTCGATGCTGACACCGCCCCCTGCGGTGAAGTCGCCGAAAGTGCAGCCGTTGGTGCAGCCCAAGAAAGAAGAATCCGATGGGACTGTTTAAGTACAACGGCGTTCATTGCGTCGTCGACGGTCAATTTGGCTCAACGGGAAAGGGGGCGCTCAGCGCCTACCTTGCCGAAATAGCCATCAAGCACGGCCACGCGGGCAAATTCAGCGGCGCGATTTACAGCGGGGGTCCTAACAGCGGGCACACGTTCTACCACGGCGACGAGAAGATCGTGCTCAAGCAACTCCCCGTGTTCAGCGTGTATATGCGTTGCGCCGGGATACACGTCCCGGCTTACCTATCGGCGGGGGCGATAATTGATCGCGATATCCTGAGGAAAGAGGCGGAGAAATTCCCCAATCTCCAGATTTTCGTGCACCCCAACGCCGCCATCGTAACCAACGAGGACCGTAAACACGAAGAGGACGGCCCAATAGCGAAAGTGGCAGGAACTCGGAGCGGGACCGGCGAAGCGTTGGTCCGGAAGATACGTCGGATGCCCGAAGCCATCGCTGGCAATTCGCTGGGCTTGATTGCCCATAACGTATCCATTCTTAACCACCGGATCAAGCCGGAGCGCAACGCCTACTTTATGGAAGTATCACAGGGGTTCAGCCTTGGCATCAACTCACAGTTTTACCCAAAAGTTACGAGCCGCGAGTGCACCGTAATGCAAGGATTAGCTGATGCTAGAATTCCTCCGCGACATTTATCGCGTACTTATATGGCAATCCGTACCTTTCCTATTCGGGTGGGGGATGTCGATGGCTATTCTGCTGGCGGTTGGTATCAAGATCAGCATGAGACTAACTGGGATAATCTAGGGGTCACGGAAGAGAGAACGACGGTGACCAACCGTGTCCGGAGGGTTGCATCATTCTCCATGGAGCAATTCTTCGAGGCTTGCTACGCCAACGATCCGGACTACGTGTTCGTCAGCCACATGGATTATCTGGACCGCGAAGGACAGATCAGCCTAATGGAGGACCTTAACGCCGCCAAGGGAACAATGAACAAATACTTTGATTTCCTCGTGGCGAGGGGACCCAAAGTGAGCGATGTATTAAGAGAGGAAGCAATATATGCAGAATGATGAGATTACACTGGACGTTCCTCCGTCGCTGGAGAAATACACCATCCATTTGGGATTATTCTTCGCTGGCATGATCGAAAAGCTGGACAAGAATTCCCACAAGGATACCCCAACGATTGCCACTATCCCCAAAATCCTGAGCCTGTTGCAGGGAGAAGTAGAGGAATTTAAGGATCAGTTCTATGAGGATAGGAACAACGAAAATACATTGATCGAACTGATGGACGTGGCCAACTTCGCATTTTTGGCCTACATCGCATTGAGGCTGCAAGGGGTGGAGCATGCGAATAAAAATAAGAAAATCGGATCAACGGTGGTTCAAGAAGAAATACGGAAAGGACTGGAAAAATAGACTAACGCAGCATATTCACAACGAAGTTTGGGCACGAAAGAACAGGGCAGGCTGGCATTATGAGCCAACTTTTGGAAGTACAAGCGAAGGCGCTGACAAGCGCGCATGACCGCCCCGGATTCGCTTACTACATGGAAATGGGGCTGGGGAAGACACTTACGGCGTTAACCGAATTTCAGATTCTAGTGGAGGCCAAACAAGCTACCCGATTGGTTGTGGTGTGCCCCAATTCGTTCAAGGCGGGATGGGCGGATGAAATCAAGAAGCACGACATGAACTTCCGCGTCCACCTGTTCGAATCCGGTAACGATTGGGTCAACGACATGTTCCTCCGGGAGCAGTTCGACAAACCCCCGGTGCTCGTCATAAACTACGAGGCGATCCGCAAGGATGACACGTTCAATTATATCCGAAGATTTGTGGCTGGTCGCGCCGCAATGATTGTGCTGGACGAATCGGTGCAGATCAAGACATACAACAGCCAGCAGACCAAGGCCGCGCTCGCGTTGGCTCAATATTTCGTATATAAGCGCATTTTGTCCGGCAAGCCTGTAACCCAAGGCCCACACGACCTTTGGGCACAGATGAAGTTCATCGGAGCGATCAGCGAAAAATACTTTCCGTTCAAGACCACCTTCTGCAAGATGGGCGGTTTCAAAGCCAAGAAGGTAGTGGGCACCCAAAATGAAGAGTTACTTGCGGCTAAGATTGAGAAATTCATATTTCGGGCCTCCAAGAAGGACTGGACCGATCTGCCACCGAAGATGTATACCTCGCGGCAATACCAACTTCCAGCTAAGCTTGCAGCACAGTATAAGAGCATGGAAGATGATTTTGTACTTTGGCTTGACGAAAGTCAGAACGTGGCTGTCGACGCGTTCATCACGAAATACATAAAGCTAGCCCAGATACAGTCCGGATTCATCATCAAGGAAGACGGCTCGGTAGAGGAACTAGTCGCCCCGGAGGACAACCCCCGGTTCAACTTGGTCCGCGACATTATCGAAGAGACAGACGGTAAGGTGGTGGTCCCGTATATTCACCGGTACACGTCGCACTTGCTGCTGCGGAGCTTGGAGGACTACTTCCCCGCGATGATCAAGGGTGGTATGTCCCCGGAGGAAATTCAATTCAACAAAGCTAGGTTCAACGATGACGATGCATGCAGGGTTATCCTGGTACAAACCAGAGCGGGAAAGTACGGTCACACTCTTCTTGGAGGGGAAGGAGCTTTGGATAGATGCTCCACGATGGTGTTTGCCGAGAATTCTTACTCTCTTGACGACCGGAGCCAAATCGAAGACAGAATCCACCGACATGGGCAAACGGCTAACAGTTGTCTATATGTCGATGTTTGGGGCACTGATTTGGATCGCCGTGTCACGAGAGCGCTTCAAGTCAAAGAGGACATAGCCCAAGCAGTGTTCTCGTACTTCAAAAAGACCGCCTAAACCCAAGCAGCGCCCTCCAATCCTGAGGATTGGTCATTTCGCCACGCGCGCTGAAATCACCCGCCGACGTTGGCAGCGTAACACCCATGTTAACGCGGGGTTGTGGACCGAATTGCTCCACCGAAATTTCAGGTAGAGGACCGCCGTAACCCTGCGGTTCTGGAGGTTGCACATTCGCTGGGGGTAGCTCTGCTCCTCTAACACCGGCATTCGGTGCAGCGTAACTACCGTAGAGATCCGGCTGGATAAGCTTCTGAAATTCTTGCATTCTAAGTATATCTTGCATGCCCAAATTGTCCGCCATAGGTGTAACTGACGGGGGATTAGTCATAACTCTCCGGAGTGCCTCCATCTTTGCCAGTTCGGTGGGGGTTTGTGGCAGAAATTCTACGTCGCGGCGAAGATTAGCCGTTGGCCACCGTTCATTTACGCGATCATCCACCATTATGGATCGTACCCCAAGTCTTCGACGCCCGAATAATCCAGCAGTCCCTTCATCCCCATCAGTCGGAGCTTAGTCTGCTCCGCAGGCGTAATAGGCGGTACGTATTTCTTAGTCCGCGTCATGGTTCGGCGGAGGTTTTGGAGTGCTTCCTCTGTCCCGCCCGCCGAAATATGCTTAAATATGTTGGCCGCGCCGGAAAACGCGCCGGTAGTTAGAATACCGGCCAAGGGACCAGCAGCCTGATTTGCGCCGATACCAGCCGTAGCGCCGATAATCTTGTTATCCAAATAGCTACCGATCTTTCGAGTAGCGTTGGTAGCAGGATCGCCTGCGGCAATTTTGTTCAGCAGGGCTATCTCCCCCGGAGACATCATGGGCCGATTCTTCCCCGGAGCGACCGTCGTAGCCAGCTTACTGGCAACACCCCTGACAGCCCTCTGCTCAGCCAATGGATCGTCACTTAGTTTAGCTTGTTCTTTCGCTTGATGGAATTTGGCCTCCACCACTTCTGCCTTGGTGGGATCGCGGCCCTTAGGCAGGACTTTGACGGTCACTGGCGGAACATCATCAATGCCGCGCGCCCACTTATACCCCTTATTGAGTACATTACCTATCTGGTGCCCAATGGCTGATCCACCGGCTCCCCACATCGTGCCCGTCCCGACGTCCTGATCGTGCGTCGACGCATCGACGGCACCGTACCCCGCGCCCTCACCCGCCGCAGCCGTCGTCCCGACCACCGTCCGCGCGGCTGGACCACCGCCAGCCCACTTGACGAGTTTGGGCACCGCCGATGGAATAGCCCGAGCGAATAGCCCCGCATCCAATGCCGTACCAGCCCAACCCATGCTGTCTTTGATGGCTTGGGTCTTCATTCTCTCTTCGGGGTCGCCGGTATACTTCTCATACGCCTTATCAGCGAGGCCAGCCGTCATGGTATTGAGACCCATTACGCCGACGTCTTTCATGGCCCGAAAAGGCTTTGCCCATTCGGGGAGTGCATCGCCGGACTTCTGATATTCGTCGCTGATTTGTTGTTGACGCCAAGCATGCCACCCCTTCACCGCTTCTTCGGGGCTATTAGCATCAACGTCATACAGTTTGCCATCAGAGCCAGTCACTGGATAGGTTGGCATATCGTTACCTCGGTCTAACTTCTACTTTGATGGGGCCTTTTCCGCTCAGTTCTTTGGCGAGGATCTCATCCGTCCTGCGGTGAAGATCAGCCATGAACTTAGATGTTGCGGCAGCGGGGTCTGTTTTGTTATCATAATCATCCGTAGCCAGCAATTCCATCGCCGCCTTGATGCGAGCCAAAGTAGGCTTGATATTCTGGCCGCTCTGATAAGTCTCCAAAGGCCCAAACACGCTGGCCAACATCTTCTGTTCAAAGTCGGTAACTGCACCAAGGCCGGATGCCCCGGTTTTAGAAGCTTCGCGCAGTCCTTTCAACGTTTCCAACGCTACGTTGGCTTTGAGAGAACTCAGTTGGGCGTCGATATTGTCTGCCGGTGTTCCGCCAGGCGAAAGTGATCGTGCCCAACGGGAACCGAAACCGGTGGCTCCCGGCTTATCCACCAATCCCAAAGCCGTATCGACAGCAGAGCCAATCGCCGTAGAAGTAAGGTTGGCGTGGATTTTGGATTTGAGTTCCTTCTTCTGCTCGTCGGTGAGCTTCTTAGCTTCCTCTTTGGCCTTATTTGCTGCTTCTTCCTCCGGAGAACCGCCTGGAATTTTGTACAACGTGGGTTTGCCGTCTGGACCAACCTTAACGCTGTTGTCTTGATTACGTACGTAGTCATAACCCTTTTCCGGAGCCTGATACGGAGCGTTGTCTTTATTGTTGACGGTCACGGATTGGCTGGGGTGCAACATTTTGAGGAAGTCTTCGGGACTAATGGGGGGCTTACCCTGAGCGACCAGCGCAGCGTTGAACTCATCGAATTGCTGCTTATTGTTGGTGGGCTTCAATCCTACCGGTGTGGTTATGCCATCGTCGGGTATACGCTTGCTCTTAAGAACCGGCCCATTCGGCCCATCAACGAACTGACCTTCTTCCGGAGTCTCGCCGCCAAGTTCAGCAAGTTTCTGGCCGGTGCGTTGATTGAACAGTATGGTCTTGCCGGTTTCCTTGTCTTCGACGTGGCCCAACTGTTCGGTGGAATAAGTCTTGATTACGTCGCCCAAATTCCCGGATGCTTGTAAGGCTGCGGCTTGAGCAGGCGAAAGCTTATACTGCTTGATCAACGCCGGGAGCGCTTGCTGCATAATAAGTTGTTGCTTCTGCGCGTCAGCCTGCTTTTGGAAATTGATCATGTCGTTGGCCGACAGAGACATTCCGCCGGATCCGCCGTGGCCAGAAGCGCTGATTAGCGCCGCACGATTAGTGGGGCTATTCGACAGACCAGCCGCGATAAGATTGAGGCCCGAATCCAGCCGCGCCGCGTTCTGATTTTTCTCCATCAGCGCGACATACATGTTAGCCAAATCGGAAGGGGACTGCAGGGCTTTCGGTTGAGCAGCGGGCGGTATCGGATTGGTTACCGGTGTCGCTGCGCCTTGAGGCGCAGTCGGCTGCGGAGGCGGGGGTGCCGCTTGCTGCACGGGCGGAGGCCCCGGAGGTGCCGCACCTTGCGCGCCCATAATTGCAGCGTTCGGATCTTCGCCGCCCACCAACTTCCGGATGATTTCGCCGATATCCATGACTTATCGTCCTGTCAAAGTAAGGCCACGCTTATTTTGCATCAACGCCGCCATTAGCTGCCCCGCCATCTGGTTGGGATTGTTGGGTTGTTCAGCGGTCATAACTGGGAACGGGTTAGCGACCGGAGCTTTGGGGCGCATACCCTTGGCAATATCATCCATCCCGGCCAGCATTTTCTGATAATCGCCACCCTTATCAAACGCCTTAGCTTCCTCGGGAGTTCCGGGTAAACCTACCGTTCCGGCCCAACCCAAAGCAGGATTCTGAGCAGGGGTGGAAGTAAGCGAAACACCCGGAGGGGCATTAGGAACTGGGTCAGTTCCCTCCACCGGGAAGACACGGGCCGGTGGAGGGGCTGCCCGTGCAACAGATGGGCTGGGGGCTGTTACTGCTGCAGGAGAAATATCCACAGGAGGCACCAACGGCGGCCTGCCGTGGGGGTACAGGTTGACCGGAGGCGCGGCGGGATCGGTGGCTGGCCCTCCCGGTGCCCGTATCACATCGGTGCGGATAGACTCGTCCGGAGCAGCGGGCGGAATAACAGGTGGGACAGCGAAGCTCCGGGTTGCTGGGTCCGGTATAGGAGTAATAGGCGTACCGGTTAGAGTAATTCCTCTGGCTGCCCTGATTTTCGCTGCGAATTCCTCGGGTGTCATTTCAACACCTCCATAAGATTATTAATGTCGACAGTCTTGTACCGACCCACCTTCTTGATGGCTTTGGGGTACTTCTTCTCGATGTCTTGCGCCATCGGCCCCACCACTTTCGGGTATGTCTTTGGGTCGTCCTTGTACCGATAAGAGTACAGCGGGATTTCGCCGTCGGTCAATTTGGTGATGTCGGTCTTAGTATTGCGATCTGACATGGCATACAATGCCGGGAGTGATTTCAGCACGCCAAGCCCCGTCGTAGCCCAATCCATGGGGGTTTCCGTGGAGGAAGTGCCGGTTCCTGTCGTGGTCTTGCCGTAAGGCGACATGCCCAAAGCAGCCAGCCGCATGTTAAGCTGCTCAACGGGGTAATTTTTGGCCTCGTCGAACTTAGCCATTTCGGCATCGATCATCTTCTGACGCTGCGCTTGATCCTGTTGCCCACCCGACATTAAGTTGGTAATATCCTGTTGGTTGGCTGCAAGCTTAGAGGCTGCGGTGTTCAAATAACCAGCACCTTGCTGTCCAAGGCCAGCCCCAACAGCCCCGTAACCAGCGGCTTGTTGCCCCATGCCGCTCGTGGTGTTCAACAACCCACCTGCAGCAGCTTGCTTGCCCGATCGATCGGATATAGCGGTTTGGGTGGCGAAATCAATGCCTGCTTTGCGCAACGCGGCGCTCAAATCGCCGATGTTTTTCGTGCCCTCCGCCTGCGCGACACCTTGCTGCACCCCAAATCGGGACCCACCGAATGCACCGGCTTTTTCGGCAGCAGACGCATTCCCCGCCATTTGTTGCGTAAGCGACGTGTTGGCGTTACGTATCGCATTACTCTCTACTTCGCTGGTGTACGGATTTAGATACTTATTGATATCCAAATCACCAGCAGTTCCGCGATAAATACCAGCTGCCTCGCCGAATAACGGGTTGGCAGCGTCTAACACGCCGCTGGCTTTGCCGTACATTGAACCGGCGGTGTCGTAAGCCCCGGTAGCTTTGTCGATCAAAGGGTTGGCAGCGCCGACGTTGCCCTTGATAAGGTCGTAACCTTGGGTGGTCATGGCTGAAGGATCAGCGACACGTGTGCCTTGGTACTGAGACAGTGGCCTACCGGACACGTCCTTCGCCATCTGATAATTAGATTGCGAGGCTTCGTCCACCCAAGCAGGAAGCTCTACTTTTTGCTGCTGCGAAGTATTGGTAGTCGAGGTTGTGCCACCCATCTTATAGCTCCTTCGCATACATCGTACCGGCCTTCTTCCAACCGGGAGTGCGGAAATCCCACCAGCCGTCGCGTCCAATGGCGGTTATCACATCGGCCCCGATTCCTTTGGCCCACGCGTCTATTTTGGCTTCGAGCGCTAGCGAATCTTTCATGTCACCGACAACCACTAGGATGTTGACGGATTTCTTCAGAGGGAATTCGTGCACCTGAGTAATAGCCCAAGTGTCCCCTACGACGTGGCCTTGCGCTGTGCCCTTTTTCAGCATCGCGGAAATGTCCTGCAGAGTGAACAGATCGCCAGCTTCTTTCAGCGCCCGCTGCATTTTTCGCATCATCGCCGCGTCGGTGATAATCATGTCCCGGATACCTTGGTGGCCGTAATAACCCCAGTATCGCTCACTTTAATTTCAAACACTTTGAGGCTAGGCGAATACAACAGCAGTGATTTGTTGCCAGTGGTGGCTCGCATGTAATCCTTGTCGGTGCGCTCTGATTCTCGCAGGTATTCGACAAGGAACTTAGTAACTGCAGGGTCTTCGAAATTCGGAACTTTCATCATTATTTGCCACCCCTCGGCTTCATGTCAAAAATAATTGGGCCAAGGGTACTCCAATTGATGTTCTTTACCATGTCTATACGTAGCCGAAGGTCCCGCGCTGTCTCCCGTAAATCTACCCAACCATGTATGTTCACCGTGCGCTGCGGCGATTGGGTTTGTTTGGAATACACAGCACGATCATTATTCTTCATCAATGAAAAAGCCAAAGCAGTTTTATCCCCCATAATGTCGGGGAGTATCTTAGTAATGGTGGTCCATTTCTCGCCGCCCATCACGTTCAAAGTATGGGACTCCAAGTACGGCATAAACAGTGCTTCGGGGTAAGTAAAACCAACTTCGTGCTTCCATACCCTAAATCCGTCCGACATTAGTGGATTACGGTCGTTGCCGTACGTAATGCCGCACGTCCTGCTGAGAAATCCTGGCATCCATATTTTAGACCTGTAATCCAGCGCAACGTAACGACTGGTTTGGAGGCCCAAATTGATGTCCACCCAGAACCACCATATTTCGCCCCGGCTCGCGATACTCACCACGGATGCTTCGCGGATGGTCCTACCGAAATCCATTCTAGCGGATATGGAATCCCAAAGTGGGCATGGGATAATGTCGGCGGTGTTGCCATTCCACAACCAGAACCCCTCAACCGAAATCCAAATGATACCCTCGGGGATGGATGCCGTAGAAGCGGCAGACATTGGAATAGGCACCTTGCCTACGGGCCGAATACGATACACGTAAGGCAGCCCTATGTAATCCAATACGTGCGTCATCGCGGGAGTGAACGCTAAAATACCGGCGGAAGATAACCTCGCGGCCACGATAGGCGATAATGGATCCACCGTGTAACTGCCAGCCGTATTGGTCGTGCTGGCGAAATTCCAATCAGTGATGTCTTCTTGGCTGCACCAGCCAATGTCACCGAATGCACCAGCCATCCCGAACAGCATGACGTGGCGTTCCGGAGTAATCAAAAATTGTCGATTTGCTACCGGAGCGCCGGTTACCGCCGTTAATTTCGTACCCGGAGTCGTTGGGGACCACTTATACAGATGTCCCTCGTAACTCCACATCACCAGCAGATCTTGACCCCAATTGTCCGCCGACCAAACTAAGGAGAATTTCTGTAAGGTGGACACCGCGCCGAGAACATCTACACCGTATAAATCTTCGCCGTAGTCCAATTCGCCATAACCAGCGTTATCGCCCGATGGGGCGGGTATCCCAACCGCAGGCGTAATATCGGTTAGTGACCCGCCCGATTCCACGTAGCAATGTTGCTCACATACATAAGCAGTCCAAACGATGCCATTAAGGGCTATCCAGCGATGCATGTACCGAATGCGGGATGCAAACGTCCCCGTTAGGACTACCTGTTCCCAGCCGCCCACCGGCTTGAGAGTAGTTCCGTCATCCCATCGCACAAGGTTGGCGTCCCGCCAATTGGATATCTTGGCAGACCTAGACAGTAAAGTTGTTACCCCCGGAGGGAATTCTACGGGAATCATCGCTGCCTCAAGTCTTGATACACGTTAGAACCGTAGCCGAATACGGCCTAACTTCATTGCCGTCCGCCGATCCGCCTTGCGAATTGAAGTTTAGATTAATCGGGTGTAAATGATCAATGGACCGATCCCAAAAGCCAGTAGTTGCCGGCAAATTGTGTGTATGATTGATATCGGTAAGGCCGGTATTGGCCGCTCGAATAGCTTTTTCGTTATGGGAATCAAACCAACGGACTCCTACAGGGTTATCGTAGGCTTCGTTATAAGGATGCGAGTGTGGGTTACTTTGGTTCATTCCCCCCGTGGTGCCACCTAAGGCATGAGCATGATTTAAATCGCGATCTGACGCCCCCGTTCGAGAATCGTTGAGATATATTTGATGGTAATGAGATAGGTTGCACGGATTTTGTAATGTGCCCACGACGCTCGCCAATGTTGAATTATCTCGGTGCCGTCTGTAACGTGACAAGAAATTTGGTACATTGAAAGTAGTACTTCCATCGCCGCCGCCCCAAGTGACTCCGATGGTACCGAACAAAGCTGCGTAAGTAGTGCGCGACACTGCTTGACCATCACACGTAAGCCAACCAGGGGGAGGACTAGGCATCGCAAAATCCATAACGGCACCGGCAGGAACCGTACCGTCGCCAACTAAACGACCAGCAACGGCAAATTGCTTGGGCGAAGTACTAAAGTTAGCGCCATAGAAACCGATATCGGGAGCATTGGCGAAAGATATAGATGGAGCAGACCCATTCCCGGTTGCAGCTAAAAGAACTCCAGGAAGTGACACATTGCCGGTTTGCCGGTTTATGTTGATTGGGTCATCAATCCGTAACCCATCATTACCAAACCTAGTGATAAGAAACGGACCACTCGTACTAACTGGATTATCATCACCCGTCGTGATGGTCCATTGGCCAGACTGTCGCACCATCTTGGCTTCAATGATGTCCCAATTGCCGTTGGTCTTGGTGCCCCACGTATTGTTGGACGCGCCGACTTCAGGCTTGATCATCCCCAGTTTGGGTGTAGTTGTGTCGGCCATATTACCCTCGCATCACTTGATGCAGCGTTCAAGAATTTTATCGCGGCGCTCGACGGCTTCGCTTACTTGTGTCAAAGTAAGCGCGAACCCTATCAACACAAACGTGTTAATCAACAGCACCGCCAACAGAAACGGCGTCTGTTTAAAATCCCTGACGATTGTTTCAACAATCTGGTTCATTTGATTTTGGTGAGTTGATAGTCGGACATGTCAGAGCCTCGCGTCGAATAGAGCACCGCCTTGCGTAGTGAAAGCATTGCCAGTAGCTAACCCACCCGCAAAGGTCATATTTATGCCGACCTGGTTGTTGTCGATGGTGTTGATCGCCATGCTTGTTGCTTCCACCCAAGCAGCACCGTTATAGAAGGACCACCTTCCATTCGTGACACCATTCGCCCCGCGATAAAAAGTCACGGCTGGGTTGCTTCTCATCGGCCTAAAGAATTGTTTAAGGACAGTAATGGCGGTGGACGAAACAACATTCCCAATATGTTGAGCGCCCGTTATGCCGTCACTTACAGCCCCTTCAGGATTAAACCCGATCTTTTGTAGATACCTCTGGCACGTAACCAGTTCCTGATCGTAAGGCCGCATGATCAACGGCGAGCGCGCGGCGGATGGCGCTTCGATGCCGGGGAGGACGATCAGGCCAGAAATACGAAAAACATCTGAGGTAGCG